TCGTCTTCGTCGTCTTCGTCGTCTTCGTCGTCTTCGTCATCAAAAATTTCTAGTTCATATATAAAATCAGAAGACCCTAACGTGAATAATAATATAGACGACAGTGTAGATAATTATTCTTCAACAGATGCTAGTTCAAGTTTGAATCCAGATACGCTATCTAGCTCAGTATCTAGTATTTCTACACATTATGATATTAAAAAAATTGAGCCAAGCAAGTTGTATAAAAATAATATGATAATTGTAAATTATGACAATGATAATAATATAGAGATATTATCGGATGTATTAATTAAATTAACAAAAACACAGAATGTGGATACTATATATGATACTACCTTGTATGTATTTACATTCAATGAGAATAAGAAAGAATTTAGAGATATACTATTGGAAAATCCATATTTATATTTTAATAATTTTGTAATAAAAAGTTCGATATATACACCTAGTCTTAAATCAGATAAACAGCATATTATGGTAATTGATTATAATATATTATCAGATGAAAATGAGTTTAAACGGTTAACAAAATTGATGTCATCATTGAGTAATATTCAAATCATTATGTTACAGGATATATATTCTTCTAATATAATAGATATATATGAATTATTAGGTGATAATGCATTTATTATAAATAAAAAGGATAGATTAAAAACATTACAAAAAAAATTCTATTCAAAAGTTGTAAAACAATTTGTTCAAATCGATAATTATATTGATTTGATTAATACACAGGAATTAAAGTATTTAGTTATTAAAAATAATGAATTAAAATATGTTTAAAAGTTTATTGCGGTTGTTGGCATTGTTCGGATATTTTATAACCATAATTTAATAGAATGGTTGCGATAAAAGGAGCATTGGTGTCATTTAATTCAACGTTATAAGGAAGGCCAGCTGCACGTGCAATACGAGTTAGATTTTCCTTGGCGTCACCTTCTGGTAATGAAGCATTTAATTCATGGAAAGCATATTGAAGTGTTTTTTGTAGTTTAAGAGCATCTCCATCGAATACATTTAGTAAATCTGCCATAGTTACACTCATGCATCCTGGATAGTTATCAGAATGGGATTCTATGAGGGTTTGTTTTCCAATTTCAGCAGGTGTTCCTAATAAGGTTGTATATTTTGTCATGTCACTATGATGTTCACCGACTTGACTGACGGCCATGTCATCTTGCATATTGTCGTATGATTCAAAAATACCTCTCCCACTGAGTAGATTTGCGCCCAAAACAAGTGCAATTGCCATTAAAACAGAAAGTTGGAAATCAACATCAGCAAGATATGCTAATAGGGCAATGGCTATAATTTTAACAAATGTATATTGGAAAGAATCTTGTATAAATGTGGGGGGTTGAGGAGCAATACGAGCGGCATATAATACAAGTGTAATTTTTAAGAATGCCATAAGATATGGATTTTTAAGAGCAAAATTTAAATTACTTTGGGTATAATCTTGTATAGTTTGTAAAGAATCCATATTTATTTATATTATAGTGAAATAAAAAAAAATATTTCAATTAATTTATCTTATTTAAAAATAACATCTAAATTATATTTAATGTTATTGTTGTATATTTAAAATGTATCAAAAATCTGTTATGATTCAAGAATATTTTGATATATATAGTGAAAAAATAAAAGAATATGGGGAGAATGTATGTGTATTATATGAGAATGGTGCATTTTATGAAATTTACCAGATAGATAATGAATTTGAAAAAATAGGTAATGCTTCTGTTATTTCAAAAATTCTAAATGATATGAAATATACATCAAAGATTATTGGTAAAATAGATGTAAATTTTATAGGTTTTAATACAAGTTGTTTAGATAAATTTCTGCCATTATTATTAAATTCAAACTATACGGTGATTATCGTGAATCAATTAGAAGATAGTAATAGTAGAAGTAGTAAAGGAAATTTAAAAAGAGGAATTACCAAGATTTATTCACCTAGTCTTCAACCATTGGATTATAATTCTGGAAATTTATTATTTCTAATGTTAAATATTGTAGTTGAAAGGTCTTCGTCAAAGAAAAATGCTACGTTGGTGTATAATATAAATACCTCTGTATGTTGTGTTAGGAATGAATATAATGATATAGAATTAACTGAAAATGTTTTTATGTGTAAAAATAACGATTATCATTCACTTACATTATGTTTAGATGAGTTGGATAGAATTATTTATAGATATTTTCCAAGAGAGTTACAAATTAGGATAAATGGTGGAGAATTTTGGGGTATACAGCAGGTATATGATTTTTTTACCAATCAGTATGATAATGTTAAGATTGAGGATGTGAGTAAGGGCGATATTCGTTTATATTCTGACTGTGATTATCAAAATAAATTTTTTAGGGAAGTATATTCGTATATTCACTTTGGATTAATTTCACCGGTTGAGTATATGGGATTGGAGTATTATAAATTATCTATATTAAATTTGATGTTTACAATTGAATTTATAGGTAGACATGATGCGTCATACATTAAAAACTTGAATATACCAAATGTTATTTGTGAGGATAAAAATTTAGTTTTAGAATTAAATACGATAGAGCAGCTTAATGTGTTATCATGTGGTCGTATGAATATAAAGGGTAAACCAGAATCATTATTTGATGTGATTAATTTTACAAAAACGTCTATTGGTAGGCGTCATTTAGTATCATTGTTATGTAAGCCATTTAAAACGTCAAATGAAATAATTGAGAGATATAATATAACAGATGAGATAAGTGGTATGGTAAAAGAAATTGACGAAATGTTAAGGGGTGTTATTGATTTTGAAAAACTGCATAGAAAAATGAGTTTAGATATGCTTCATCCATATGAATTTGTAAAATTGGATATTAATTATGATATTATTTTACGATTATCAGAATTATTAAGTGATAAGAGTAGTATGTCTAATATAAATTTAAAGGAAGAGGAGAGGGTATTATTAAAAGAATATGTTAATGATTATAGAAAAAAGTTCAACTTGTCATTAATGAAAAAGATGGATTTAAATACATCAAAAGATGAAATTATTAATTATTTTTGTGAGGGTGTTATTCCAGAGTTGGATGCAATTCAAAACAAGATTATTGAAATAGAGAATAAGAGAGAAGAATTGAGATTATTGTATGATATGAAAATAAATCAAAAAATGGATGTTCCCATGGTTAAATTGATGTATACTGAAAATGAGGGTTATTCTTTTGTGTGTACTCGAATTAGATATCAACTGTTGGTTCAAAAGTTAAAAGAGGGTAAAGAGACCTATGATTTTAAGATAAAGCAAACAAATAATGTTACAAAATTTTATCCGGATGAGTTGATAGAATTATCATCTGAATTGGTGAATTACAGAGAGTTATTACATAAAAAAATAAAACTACATTATTTGAATGTAATGAATGAATATTATAAAACATATAGAGAGTTGTTTCTAAGATGTAAAAAATTGATAGAAATTATTGATGTATGTTATTCGAATCATAAATGTAAAGAAAAGTATAGATATGTTAGACCAGATTTGATACAAGCTGATGAAGCTTATTTTGAAGCGTTACAGATGAGGCATCCTATTATAGAGCGTTTGGGTAAAAATTATATACCAAATGATATTAAGCTTGATATGAATAAGAATGGTATGTTATTATTTGGATTAAATAGTAGTGGAAAATCAAGTTTATTAAGAGCGATTGGTATTTGTATTATTTTGGCACAATGCGGGTTATATGTTCCATGTAATGAATTTAAATTTAGTCCATTTCATACTGTAATTAGTCAAGTAGATTTGACTGATAATTTATTCAGTGGAAAATCGAGTTTTATCACAGAAATTCTTGGATTGAAAAAAATAATTAGATGTGCTGGTAAGCATACTTTAGTTTTATGTGATGAAATGTGTAAAGGTACAGAGCATATAAGTAGTGTTGGCTTAGTTGCTTCTACTATAAAGAGGCTTGTATCTACTGGAACTAAGTTTTTTTTTACTACACATTTGCATATTTTAAAAAACAATGATGAAATTATGAAAAATAGTGCAATGCAGGTTTGTCATTTAAGTGTAGAAATTAGGAATAATGATATTATTTTTGAAAGGAAACTAATGAGTGGGACTGGTAGTGATTTGTATGGTTTAGAAGTAGCAAAAACAATATTGGAGGATGATTTATTAATAGATGATGCATTTATGATTCGTAATAGATTATTAGGAAATAGTAATCAGATTTTGGGGAAAAAGAAGAGTGTTTATAATTCTAAAAAAATGATAAAAAAATGTGAGATATGTGGATCATCTCGTAATTTAGAAACAGACCATATTATTCCGCAGTGTAGTGCTGATGAAAATGGATTCTTAAGTAGTGCACATTATCATAAAAATGAGGAATTTAATTTAGCAACATTATGCAGAGAATGTCATATGAAAAAGACACTTGGAAAAATTACGATTCACGGATATAAGGAAGGTTTAAAAGGTAAATTTTTAGATTATACAATACATATTGAATGAGATAATAAAAATTGATTTTATTAAAATAATTTGATAATTTGATATTATCTTAACGTAGATAAAGTACATGATTTTAATGACTTAATTGTATAGAATTAATTTATTAAATAATAATAATATGAAGAAAGGAGAATCGAAAACACCACGCGAATATGAAATATTAAAATTTCTTGGAAAGGGTGCATATGGAGTTACTTTTTTAGTCAAAGATAAAGAAGATAGAAAATGTGTTATGAAAAAAATTAGTCTTAGTAAGTCAAATATTGCAGATGTACTTTTAGAGGTTCAGGCATTAAAAAAGGTATCAAAGTATAATAAATGTGATGTAAATAAATCAAATATTTCTGCGTTGTGTTTAGTGGATGATTTTATGGATTATGAAAAAAATGAATACGTTATTGTTACGAATTATTTGGAAAATTCAATGACATTGACTACATTATTAAATAAAAACAAGGAATTAAATAAAACAATGGAGTTAAAAGATGTTATTTTTGTAATGTCAAAATTATTATCACAATTAGATAATTTACATAAACATGGTATAGTACATAATGACATTAAGCCAGATAATATTATTATTCAGTATGATGATAATAATATAAATAATGTATTATTTATTGATTTTGGTGTAAGTTGTATAAAAAAATGTAGGCCATCTGGAACAGTTGTATATTTAGCTCCCGAGTTATTTAGAATTATAGGCGCATCTCCTGAGGATGTTATTAAGCTTAAGAATAAATTAATGGAGAACATTTCTACGATTGATGAGGGAAAAACGATTCCTATTAATAAGAATGATTATATGAAGACAGATGTTTTTTCGTTGGGACTTGTATTTTATGAAATGTTACATAATAAATTACCCTATCCATATAGAGAAGATTATATAAGAAGTCATTTATATCATTATAAAGAATCTCCGTTAGAGTTTGAGTTGGATATGCTTGAATTAAAGGATAAAAATAAAGAATTATATGACTATATAAATAATGTATCAATATCTACTATTGAAGAAAATAATAATACAGATGATAAAAGTGAAGAAGAAGAAGAAGAAAAGTTATTGGATTACAAAATTAATATTTATTTAAATGAAACAGTTCCTCAATTATTATCTCCAGAATCTGTACTATCTTATTATACTTATTATAAAACAAGTCCTCATTTTGTAGGTAGTTATTTTGAAAATGAGACTGGTAATCCAGACATTGCCAGAACAATCAATTCCATCATTGAAAAAATGTTAATTGTCGACCCCTTACATCGCCCAAGTGTACATAGGTTAAAACAACAGTTTAATAAAGTATTGAATATATAAGTGTATTTAATAATAACACATGTATTATGTTATGATTAAATTGAACGAGTAAATCTTTCTTGAATTATTTTAATCTTGTCCTGAATTTTCATATTTAATGTATAAATAGTATCTGAACCATTTGATTTAAAAATATTAGGGTTAAGTCCATGACAAAAGAAATAAACCGAGCTTTTAAAAGAATCCCATGAATATCCCATAGCATGACTTAAATGTTCAGTATAACTTTGTCCAACCATTTCTAGATGCTCAAATTTTTGAGAATTTAAGGTTGTCTTAATAGGTTCTGTGATATATTTATCAATAAAATTATTCATATATAATTGATAAATAAAAAAAAATAATTTAATTTATGATACGTGAATTACCATTTATGGTTTTTATATGTTAGTAAAAGTTTATCTTCAAATTCATCCACAAAACGTGTATAATTACATATATTATCTACAAACTTTTCTCTTACAGTTTGTTTTAAATCACGTAATTCATGTAAATTATTTGCATAATATGCTACCTTTTCAATATATTCATCTTCCGATAAACACACAAATTCAGATAAATCAGAATGAATCATCAAACTACTAGTCACATTTTGAGCATGATATTGTCTCTCACTGTCGAATAGAGTTAATACAGGAACCCCCATCATAAGTGCCTCACAACTAGTAGTGGTTCCAGAATATGGAAAAGTATCTAGTGCAATATCCATCTTATTATAATCTGGTAAATGCTCAGTATAAGTGTCCGAATATGGTAAAATAGTTACACGTTTAAATACTTCCTTATCTTTCCACGTATTAATAAATTGTTCCCTCAAGGTATCTGTTAAAAATTCCTTTGTCTTAATGACAAATCTAACGTTAGGACTTTTCTTTAAAACCTTTTCCCATGTTTCTACAACCTTATTATTAATCTTATTATATCTGTTAAATGTACCGATAGTTAAATAACCATTTTTAGTGGCTGGCTGTTCTTCTAATTCTGGTAGATTATCAATACCAATAGATGGTGTATAACTTAAAAAGCATTCATCCATAAATAATAACTTTTCTGTATAATATTTTTGAGTGCTTTTACGTATAATTCCTCCGGGTCCAGGAGTAATCCCATCTGAATCACATATCCTATCTACAATATGATAATCCATATTAGATAAACCAGATGTATTTGGATAACCACAATAACTAATTTGAATAGGTGCAGGTTTTAATACAAATGTATCTAAACGATTATCACCAGTTTGACTAGCCAAATCAAACAAAATATCAATTTTATCATCTTGAATTATCTTTTTTAACTCTTCTGGGTTTGTACCTTTAACAATTTTCCAATTAATTTGAGGAAATGTAGATGATAAATTCACAACCTTTATAGAGTAACATGTCACATTAAATAAATCGTGATTTATAAACTTAAGAATACAATTTAAAAAGTAGCTAACTGGATGACAAATAAAATCACCACTAATAAAGCCAATATTTAATTTTGTTTTACCAATCAGTCTTTGTTTATCTCTTCCATTCCATTTAATAATTACATCATTTACTTTATAATCTGGTAATGATTCTTTATAATTGTTTACTACCTTGGAATAAATTTTATTAATATCCTTATGTAATTTTGCAATATACATTGGATTATCAATTAAATGAGAAATATAATTTAAATCTAACAATTTATTTTGATATGCTAGTGATAATCTAGGCTTGTATTTTAATGCCTTGTTATAACATTCAATTGCCATTGGATAATTAATTTCATAACAATACGCAAGACCCATATTCATATACATAGATGCTAATAACATCTCCAAGTCATTTGAAATATGTGCCTTTTTATAATTCGCAATACCATGTTTATAATGTTTGATAGCCTTGTCCGTATATCTTAATTCTGTATACACAACGCCAATTTGATTATTAATATCTGGGTCATCTGGTGAAATCTTTAATGCTTCAAAGAAATAATAATTTGCTAATTCACGATCTTGAACAGCAAAATAAATTCCGCCCATACCATTTAAAGACTTGATTTTAAATTCCTGTAGCACCTTGATTAAGTCAGTTTGTTCAGGTTTAAGACACTTTATCTCTAAATCAATAATACCAAGAGCTAATTTAAAATGTTGTAATGACTTTTCAAGATTATTTACTCGTTGATACATAAATGCCAAATTAAATTGCAATTGATAATCACATGGATGTACCATTAATACATTGGATAAAAGTTCAATATTCTCCTTTGGATCTGAATTAAAGACACTTAGATAAATAAAAATAATTTTAAATAATTCTTTTGCCTGTGTATGAAATGGGTCAACACTTAATACCTTTTGAAGATGTGCAACACTTGTATATAAAATTCCTTTTTCCTTGTCATCAAACCCTGGACGATTCATATGTAAGCCTATAGTTCTCACTAAGATTTCTGCACTAATATAATAAATAATCTTAACTTCTTCTTTAATACGATTAATTTGAAATGGATTAAGTTCATCTAAAAATCGAATAATTTTACTTGATAATTCTATACATTTCGAGTATTTTGCATTATCTATCTTATTTTCTTTAGCATAAATCTCTTGTACCTTATCATATATATTCTTTACTACTTGTACATTATAATGAACATTATCTGTATTAACAGGTTCTTTTAATGTCATAATTAAATTATCTTTTGTTGCCATAAGTGTTTTTTGTAACGCTTCCTTATTAAGCAAAATAGGTTTCTTTGATTTTTTTGTCATTATATTAATATTAATTCTTTAGTTTTAAATTTTAATTATTTAACGAGTTTAAAATAAAATGAAATATATATTATATAATACATGATTTAATGGATAATTTAAAGAGATTACAGAATAGAGTTAAAATTTTGCGTGCTAAGGAACAGCCAGTTCAGCGTTCAGAAAGTTGGTTTAAGGCCAGGAATACACGTATTACTGCAAGTGAAGCTGCATGTTGTTTAACACTGTCTGAGGAGTTATGCAAGATATATGTAGATGATTTTAACATTAAACATTTTAAATATAAACCAGACCATTGTATGAGTCATTATGATAATAAAATAGATTACATAATAAATAAATGTAGAACCTTTTATGGCGAAAATTTATTCAAAGATTCGATTTATACATTACATGGTAAAAAATATGAAGAAATAGCTACTAGATTATATAGAAAAAAATTTAATACAGATGTATGGGAGTTTGGACTATTACCTCATTCAAGATTAAATTGGTTAGCGGCTAGTCCGGATGGTATAACACCAAATGGAGTCATGTTAGAAATTAAATGCCCTTATTCCCGTAAAATAGAAGAAGGTGTCCCTCCGATTTGGTATTGGGCGCAAATGCAAGTGCAATTAGAAGTTGCAGATCTTGATGAATGCGATTTTTTAGAGTGTGAGATAAAAGAATTAGAAAACGAATCCAGTTTTATTGAACAAATAATTGGAGAAAAACAAGATAAAGGTATTTTATTAAATAAGATAGATGATCCAGATAATAGTGAAACAAAATATATATATCCACCAGATAATATAGATAAATATGAGGACTATATTCAGTGGTCAAATGACAACATAAATAAATATAATGAAGATGGTATAGATGTCAAACCTGTTTATTATTTTATAAACAAATGGTTTATTGTGAATGTTAAAAGAAGAAAGGAATGGTTTTTAAAAGCGAGACCATATTTAAAAAAATGTATTGAGCAAATTCATAAATATCAAAAAGATCGACAGTTATTTGAAGATTTTAGGGAATCTATTTATAGGCTTAGAAATAAGGAATATTTAGAGAGATATAATAGTACTGTGTGTTTAATTGAACAAGATTATGACCATGAAGATGAATTTGTTATTCGTGCATATAATATGGATAATGTGGATAATGTGGATAATGTGGATAATGTGGATGTTGATACGAATTGTTTATTAAGTGACAGTTAATTCAAATTATTTTTTTATTGATTAATAATAATGAACTTTAATAATAGCGACGAATTATCAGATGAATTTTTATTAGAGGGGTATGATGAATCTAAACATAAGCAAGATTTTATACAGCGATTAAGAGATTATAGACTACCAGACTTTAATATTTGTAATGTGAATTATATTGAAATAGAAAGAGAACAATCTCCTGAAGAAAAAAATGCTATAGAAATGTATATAAAACGTGGCCCAGAATTAAATGCAAGATTGCGTGGGTCACAAGGTGGTTCTGAAAATTTAACCATGATTCGAAAAAATTTACTAAAGTATATCAAACCCATTCTTCATCATTGTCCTCCAGATTCTTATTACATAGTATACAGAGCCATAACAAATATTTATAGTAATGATATTAATAGAGGTTTTATGTCTACAAGTAATATATTATTACCTCAATTTGGGAATTATCATATGAAAATTTATGTTCCTATAAAAACACCAGTCTTAGTAAGAAATATATCAAAAGAAACAAATATAAAAGATGTGTATGAGATTATATTACCAGAAAATACTATTTTAGAACCATTAGGTCAGGACAAGTTAACAGCATATAATGTATACGTTGTTCAAACACAGGTTGGTGGTTCTAGTCATAGAAAACCACATTATTATATTAATCCATTAAGTGGTCGAGTTGTACGTTCCAATGCAAATATATATAAAAAATTAAAGAAAAGACGTTTCAAGTTAGACAAAGATTTGTGTTTATATAATATAACATCCGCAAAAAATTGTTTGACACAACTAATAAATAAATATGGTAATAAAATTTATCCATCTAATAAATTAATAGATATTCCATCTACGTATCATAGAGTAAAACGCAATAAGAAATTTAAGGCGCGCGCCTTTATAAAGACAAAAGATAAAAAGTATGTTAGAGGTTATATTGATAAAAAAGGCACATTATATAAACTACGCAAACCCGTAAAACTTCCTTCCGAAACATCTATACCCGAAGTTGAAGTGATAACAGAACATAAAGATAGTCTAGATGAAAAATTAAAAAAGGAAGCAAAATTGGTAACACCTTCTGAAATTGTACAAATCAAGGAACAGTTAACAAAGCCTCCTTTGTCAGAAAAAATTTCTGTTTTATATAACCCATTACAAGATGATTTCATACCTATGAAAGGGCCAATGAAAGAATTGGAACAAAAAGAGATACTACGTGAGATGAATTCTAGCTTAATACCTAAAAAATTACCTGAACTTAATAAAACCGGAATTTCTGCAATTATCCTAGATTCAAATAAACTTCCAACACAAATTGTTGGATTTACAGATAAACGCAATAATACGTTCAAGTTTGATTTGCCTATTAAAATTGATTATCTTCATCAATATGAGATTGTAGATAGTAAAAAATCAGAGTTTGAATTGATTCCTGGACCTCCAGGCGAAAAGGGTGAACAAGGAGAACCTGGCGAAAAGGGAGAGAAAGGAGAACCTGGAGAGAAAGGAGAACCTGGAGAGAAAGGGGAACCTGGAGAGAAAGGGGAACCTGGAGAGAAAGGGGAACCTGGAGAGAAAGGTGAACCTGGAGAAAAAGGAGAATCTGGAGAGAAAGGAGAACCTGGCGAAAAGGGAGAGAAAGGAGAACCTGGAGAGAAAGGGGAACCTGGAGAGAAAGGGGAACCTGGAGAGAAAGGTGAACCTGGAGAAAAGGGAGAATCTGGAGAGAAAGGAGAACCTGGAGAAAAGGGAGAATCTGGAGAAAAGGGAGAACCTGGAGAAAAGGGTGAACCTGGTGAAAAGGGAGAATCTGGAGAAAAGGGAGAATCTGGAGAAAAGGGAGAACCTGGAGAAAAGGGAGAACCTGGAGAAAAGGGTAAATTTGAGAAACCATTGAAAAAAATAGAGGCTAAAATAGAAAAGGTTAAGCCAAAAGAGGTAGAAAAAACAGAGGCTAAAATAGAAAAGGTTAAGCCAAAAGAGGTAGAAAAAATAGAGGCTAAAATAGAAAAGGTTAAGCCAAAAGAGGTAGAGGTAGAAAAAATTGTATTGCCAAAAGAAATTATATTATCTAGTGAGAAATTGGAGACAATTCCGAAAGTAGAAATTGGGAAGAAAGAGATAGAGAAATTACCAGAAGCTACTCAGAAGAAAAAGGCCGACTTTTTAAATGGTATAAGTGTGGTGTGTGGTGTGAATGAACAATTAGACCCAGAGACAAATATATGTTATCCGTGTGAGCATTATGATTTAGTGTGGGATTCTGAATTTAATAAATGTAAATTAAAGGATAAGGTATTATCGATTGTAGAAGATGTGGAAGGGAATATTTTGGGTTATTCAGAGAATTAATGAATGAATAAATTTATTTTATTTTATTAGATTATATTAATAAAATGGATGTGGATAAGGTAACATTGATAAAATATATAAAACAAAATTATCCAAAAATTGTGTTTACTCCAGTGCGTTTACATACTAAACCAGAGGCTACACGGTCATTAGGATTTGTTATTTCAGACAATAAATTTGTTATGGGGTATGTAAACAAGGATGGTGTATTGTGTAAGTTAATAGAGCCAGTAGATTTAAACAATTTATCACATGCGCAATTTATGGAAGTATTAAATAAAATACCATTGGCAGTTGGGTTTGATAAAGATGATAAACAGACTCTTTTAAATGTTTTACATGATAAAGAAGCTGTCACACCAGAAGAGCATGAAAAGGCTGTTCAAGAGATAGAGGATACATTAAAATCTGAATATGAAGAAAAGTATAATGTATTAATGGAAACGAGCAAAGATAAAAGCTCAGCTGATATTTTGTTAGTAAAAAAGGAGTATGAAGGAAAAATGGATGAAATAAAAAAGAAATATGAAGAGGATATAGAACGGTATAAGAAAAGTATAGAGGAATTAAAAAAGGCACAGGAAGAATGCAAGTCTAGATTATTAAATGAGAAAGAGCAAATTATTGCCGCAATACAAAAATTTAGAACGCAGATTTCTGATTATATTAATGAGGTGGTTAAAACGCATGGAAAGGATTCCGAGGGTAAATTAAATGAAATGTATAAAAAATTATTAGAGGAGAAAGCAGCTATTGAAAGTTCATTAACGATGTTAAGTGAAAGTGAGAAAGAACATTTGCAAACAATTCAAGATAATCAGTCTAAATTGAGTGAGTTTACTAGTAAAGAAAAGGAAATATCTACATTAAATGATACAATTAAGGAGATTCAAGAAGAGTTGGATAGTCTTAAGAAGGAATTTTCTGACAAGCAATTGGAAGCGGCTACATTAGGTGATTTTAGAAAAAGTTGTATAGATAAGATATTAAAACAAAAGACACAAATCATTGAAGGTATTAAAGATTATAATATGAAATGGTTAGATTGGGCTCAAAGGAATAATTATGATGTTGAGGAACAACGAGAGAAATTAAAGGGTGAATTGGATATTATTTATAAAAATTTTAAAAAGATATTGAAGAGTAAAGATGATTATTTGAGTAATTTAAATCTATCTTCTAAAGAAAAAGACGCATTAATTACAAAATTAAAGTCAAATATTTTAGATATTAAATCGGAGGTAAATGGCGCCTTAAATGAGCAATTGATGCAATTAACTATTAAAAATCAAGAATTGGAAAATACTATAATACAAAATAAGGAAGAGTTAAGTAAAAAGGATGTTATTATAGACGAACTTAAAAAACAATTGGACGAAGTTAAAAAATTGTTGGAGAAAAACGCACTTGCTGTTATTCCTAAAGAGATTGATTATAGTAGTTGTTACGAGACGTTACAAAAGTTTATCAATGTAAATAATATGTTTTATAGAAAAAAACAGGTTATTTCTATTTTGGATGATATTATCAATAATCAAAACAAAATATCTATTTTTACAAATTTAAATGAACAAGTAAAGAAGAATATAAAAACTAGATTTGATGAGGTTAAAAAAGAAATATATAAGCATATTGATTTTCTAGATTTATCTAAATATGTAAATAGTCCAAATATTCAGCTATTTAAATCAAAAGTGACTATGAAAAATATTCCTCCACAATTTTGTGATGAATTAAATAATATTTCAAGTTATTGGGATAATAATATTGGTATTTTTAGAGAGCAAGACCGTATTCTTACAAATATTTATGAAGATTTAAGTGGTGCTGTGCGAGTATATATTAAAATAAAACCATTGATTGGAAAGCAACAAAAGAGTAATACAGTATATATAGAAAAGAATACGAAAAAAGTGACAATTGATTGTTCTGAGGTAGCAAATGTGAATAAGAAACAGACGTTTGGAGAATTTTATGGTATTTTTGATGATACATTTACAAATAAAGATGTATATACAGGTATACAAGGTTCAGGAGATATTTATGAGTTAAATATAGATACAGATGCTATTGTGGAAAAGAGTGATACTGTTAGTCCCGGATTGTATAGTACTTTTAAGCAAGTGGAAGATGGATATTCTATTGTTATATTTGGATATGGAATTAGCGGAAGTGGAAAATCATTTTCACTAATAGGCGACAAGGGAATTCCAGGTATTTTACATTATGGATTAGCAAATTTAAAAAATGTTAGTAAAATAAGACTTAAATATTTATTCGAACAATATATTCATGCATTCGTACCAACTCTTAATAAAATTAGAGGACGTATTATTAATTTAGTAAATGAGGTTCCACAAATGAGAAAATATTCTGAGGATGAGCAAAGAGAATTTTCTCAATTTATTGGCAATCAAATTGATTTGAATGATATCCATGTTGAAAATGTAAATACGTTAACAAGTTTATTAGAAGAGTATCGTAAAAATCATTCAAGAATTAAGAAAACACCTAATAATCCTGTATCCAGTCGTTCTCATTTATATATGGTTTTTGAGATTCAATTTGAGAATGGAAAGGTAGGATATGTAACTATAGTAGATACAGCTGGTAGAGAAAGTCCTGTCGATATTTTTAATTTGTTCATTGATACGTCTAAAAAGGTATCTTTGACAACTGTATTGGGGCCAGCTGGTGGAGCGAACGTGGTTGCAAAATATCTTAATCCAAAATATGCAGATTATAATACAGATGATATTTATGATATTTTAAAAGAGGGATTTTATATTAATGAAACAATTAATCATCTAATTTACTTTTTTAACAAAAAGAATTATAAAACAACAAAAATTCAAAAGATACCTAATATGGATAAATATGAGAATGTGAGATATTATGTTGATCCACGAAGTGAAGAAGAATCAATCGATCCAATTAATAACTGTTTAATGATACCCATATTAAAATTTTTAGATGTAATTAGTACTAGAAAACAAGATTCTATAGATTTTAAGCCAACTAAATTCATAACTCTTGTAAACCTAAGAAAAGATGAAGAATATTGTTCACAGATATTTGGTTCTGTAGAATTTGCTGAAAAAATAAAAAGTTCTTAATAATAATTGATTTTATCTATTTCATTTTAATCCACACAAACAAGACAAGTCATGTCTTTTATAACGGATTGTATCGAAATTAATGATAAAACATATCCAATATATATTGGAAAAGATGCTCAAAGTAATGAAACCATTATTAAAATGAGTCATCCTGAAAGTTTATGGTTTCATCTAAATAACATTAGTTCTGCACATCTTATTTTAGAATCAAAAGGAGATATAATTCCTAAAAAATATATAAATCAAGTAGCCAGTAAATTATTTTCATATAAAAATAATTTACCAAATAATATAAATGTGATTTATACAAAGGTAAAATATGTCAAATTAACACAAGTTAAAGGCGCAGTCATCCCTAAGAATGTTACGATTATCAAATTTTAATTTATAATAAAATTTTGATTTAAAAACAAAGAAAATAAATAATTATAAAATGCAACTTGCCAAATTTCTTTTAGCATTTCTCAGTGTTTCATTTGCATATGCTCAAATCGTAGATGATAATCCAACTCCTGGTGATGATACTGGATTTCCACGACCTGGCGATGACAATCCTAGTCCTGGGGAAGACCACCCACGACCTGGCGATGACAGTCCATGGGAAGACCACCCGCGGCCCGGCGATGATAATCCTAGTCCATGGGAAGATAATAACGACGATGATTCTCATCACGATAGTTCTTTGACATCTACTGTTAAGTCTAGTGCAACTTCAACAGCCACAGCCACGGCTACTTCTGTGAGTTCAGGTTATATTGTTAAGGATGCTGGTGTAGCTAGTTTAATTTCTTCATTGGCATTTTTTGTTGTACAAATGTGAAAATTGCGTTCAAATGTATATATATTAAATCTTATCCAATTATTTAAAGATAACATTTAATTTTGATTATAAATTGTTTAAATGTCAGATAATACATCGACAAATAGTACAGTGGATACAATTATTACGATTGTTGGATATAGTTTATTTGCCATTTCAGAAATTCTGCCTTTAATTAACATTAATACAAATGGGCTAATGCAGAGTGTAGTATTAGGATTTAATAAAGCGTTTAAGAAGCCAGATAAGGATATAGAGATGGCGAATACAGTAATAAAGAGGGAGCCTGAATTTATACAATTAATAACGTCGATATCATCGAATCCTCAGATATTACAGATTGTGAAACAGTTAATTGAGAATCCATTTGATGCAAATAATGTTACAATTTTGCAGAATAATAAAGATATAGCAGATATTGTTACCATGTTAGGTAGTAATGTTCAATTAAAAAATATGGTAAATGGATTGGTATCGGATACGAACTTGTATAATAATATAAGTATGTTGTTACATAATCCGAAGATGGCAAGTTATTTATTACTTTTACAAAACAATGCAAAATTGGAACATATTTTACCGACCTTGACGACCAATACTCAATTATTAGATGCATTGCAAAATAAAGATATAACTGATATGATGTTAAATGTATTAAATAATCCTAAATTATTATCAATGATAAATATGTTATCAAATGATGTGAGTTTATTAGAAAAGGTAGATAAAATTGTACATGATGAAAATATATAATTATTTGTGTAAACATAAATTGAATTATTTAAAAATGCATTTTTAAATAAATGATGTTAGTAAATGGTCAACAATTAGCGTGGTTATTAACTTCTTTATCGAATATATTATGGTTATTTGTATTTGTACCACAATTATATAGAAATTATAAAAATCAAAATGTGGATGCTATTAGTTTAATGCTTCTATTTTTTCTAGTTCTTGGAGATGTATTTTCTGTGATGGGGGCAATTATGAAAAATCTAAATGTTATTTTGGTATATTCTGCTGTATATCATATTATTTTAGATGTTGTCATCATTTATCAAATTATGTATTATAGAAGAAAAAATTTTTTAATAGACAGAGAAATGATAAACGAAAGAAGTTATTTGTTAAATCCTATTACCGAATTTCCAAAATATGTATTCTTTTATTTTACATACATTGAATGTATATTTATGATTATAAGTAGTATAGTATTACTTGGGTGTGTAACGTTTTCATATATGAATGGTAATATAAATACAAGTATTTTGTTTGGAGATATTATTGGATGGTTAGCCACTGGTATTTTTATTGTAGCAAGAATACCACAGATTATGCTAAACTATAAAAGAGAATCAGTAGAAGGACTATCATTACTTTCTTTTATTATTATTACCATGGCTAATATACTCTTTTTTTCATCCATTTTAATTATATTATATGACTTAAATGTCAATGAACATATGAATTATATCAAAGACAATATACAATGGTTAGCTGGAAGTGGTTTGAGTAGCGTATTTGATTGTATTATATTTTATCAATTTTACAAGTATAAATTAAATTAATTTTATAAATAATAATTTATATTATATATTATATATAATATGGAAATAAATAGTAATACACCTTGCGAAAATTGTATTTTTTCAAAAAAATGTGAATGTAAATGTTATATAGATAAAGATGAGATAACAGAATCTACAGATATGCCAATTGATTCTGAACGCAGTTCTATTATTGATTCTGAACGCAGTTCTATTTTAGAAGACGACGGTAAAAGTGAAAGTAAAGATGAAAGTAAAGACGAAGACGAAAGCGAAAGTGAAAGTGAAAGTGAAAGTGAAAGTGAAAGTGAAAGTGAAGATGAAAGTGAAGATGAAAGTGAAGATGAAAGTGAAGGCGAAAGTGAAGATGAAGATGAAAGTGAAGGCGAAAGTGAAGGCGAAAACGAGAAAGACGGTATTACAGATAAACGCGATTTTGCGTTGGAAAGTGAAGGCGAAAGCGAGAAAGACGGTATTACAGATAAACGCGATTTTGCGTTGGAAAGTGAAGGCGAAAACGAGAAAGA